ATATTAAATAACAATAATTATTAAATATATAACAAGTAATACTCTTATAAATAAATAAAAGAGAGTAAATAAAAAAAGTATCTGAAAAGCTCAGACACTTTCTAAAAAATTTCAACTCAATTATAGCATAGAAAGGGAAAAATGGAAACAATCCAAGTAGTGAGAATTAAAGATGTGATTATCGAAAAAATCTCAGCAAACGATCAAGAGTTAGAGAGTATCTTTGGTTGTACTAAAAGACAAGCTAGCGATATGAGGCGTGAGATGAAAAAATTGCCTAGTCAACAAAAGCATCTTAGGAATGATGGACAACTAGTAACCATTAAGGGGTTTGACGAGTATCTGCAATATAGAGGTACTCAATCTTGGAAGAAAGAAATAACAAAAACGAGGACAAAAAAATGAACGAGCCAACAGTAATGAGTCAACTTTTAGGAATTGCAGCAATCTTCTTATGTGTATCAGTTGCAATGATTTTAATTGCAAGTCAAGAGCAGCGTGAGAGAGCAATTAAACGTAAAAAGGCTGAGCGTGATGCACTAGTAATCACCGTGTATCAAGAGGGGCTAGGACAATTTAATAATATTGCCCGTGAAAATCTCAGAAAGTCAGATAAAAAATTTACGTATGACACTCAAAAGCCAGAGGGCTTACGCCCGGATTTAATCGGACTACCAGCCCCTAGAAGAATGAGAGGGTAAGATATGGCAGTTAGTAGAGGCATGATAGAGCAAGAGATAAGCGTATTAAATTACATTGTCAACCGCTGCTCTTATGAAAATCCAGTTAGAGGCAGACAGATCAGAAAAGACTTAAACCTATCAGAAAGAGATTTTAAGACGGTGATTGAGAGCTTGAGAGTCAACTTTGGGCATCCTATCGTGGGCTTAAAATCTAAACCGTTTGGATATTACATACCAAAAAATGAGGATGAGAGGCAAGCGGGTATAGCGCCTTATCGCCAGCAAATCCTTACCGAGCAAAAAAATCTAGTGGCAGTAATGAAAATTGATTTAGAGGAATATTGGAAAGCGTGAGGTTTAACATGTTTGATTATGACAGAGATATAATGCAGCCTCAAGAAACAAAAGAAGAATATGATCCTAGCGAATTTGTCTATATCGGCTGCGGTCAGTATAGATATATTGGAGATGAAATATAGGCATATCGTAGAACGCTCTAAAATCGCCTGTACGCAATTTTAGAGTAAAGGCATATAAAATATCGAACAAGCAATAAAAAACGAATAGAGCCCCTAAAATTTAAGTCTGAGGGGCATAGGAGAAAAAAGATGACAAACTTAACTTTTCCAGAGTTGCAACAAAAGATGCAGCTAGAAAAAAAGAAAGCAAAAGATGTAAAGTACGCTTTCCGTAATGCTGAGGATATTTACACAGCGTTTAAAGAACTAAAAAGCGAATGGATCGTAATTTTAACAGATGAGCTCTTTGAGTTGTCTGAGAGAGTATTTGTAAAGGCGGTTGCAACGGCTACAAAAGGGGATGAGGTTTATACTTCGACAGCCTTTGCTGAGTTAGGCAATGTACCGGTACTTAACACTCAAAAGGGACAATTCAAACAGATGCAAGAGCCTCAATGGACGGGGGCAGTAAGCTCATACGCTAGAAAGTACGCATTACAAGGGCTCTTTGCAATCGGTGAAAAAGATGTTGATGAGTACCCTATTGATGAACAAGATCAACAACCACAAAATCAAAACGTAACTCAAATGTATCAACAAAATCAGCAAGCAGCGCCTCAAAACACTCAAGGCAAGCTCATTGATAATATCCAGTATCAAGCAATCAATGAACTAGTAAGCGCCTTGTCAGAGGCTAAAGGAGTCCCGTTTGATACAGTTGCTAACTTTATCTTACAAAAGTACGGGTTATCAGATTTTCACAAGGTGCAAGCTGATAGCTATGAGGCAATCACTAGCTTTCTATCAGAGCAACTAGAAAAAGCAAACGCAAAGAAAGGTAAATAAACATGGTAAAAGATGTAACTAACTCAGCATTAACAACAATTCAAGTAGAATACACGCCAGCGGTTATTAAAGTTGACCGTGAAGCAATCGAGCGACAAGTTGAGGCAGCGGTATCAAAATATTCTGGTAAAGAGGTAACGGCTGAGAACTACAAAGAGGTTTTTAGTGAGCGTACTGATTACAATAAATTGATTGAGGCTTTAGATAATGAACGCAAAAAAATCAAAAACTCAATCAATCAACCGTATAAAGAGTTTGAGGCTTGGTTTAAAGAAAAAGCACTAGATCCTCTTAAACAAGTTACTGAAACAATGAAAAACGGCTTGGATGCCATTGATGAGCACGAAAAAGAGCTCAGACTAGATATTATCCGGGCTACGTTTGAACAAAAAAGCGAATTTGTCGGAATTGACAAAGACACATTTAAAGACAAATACGAGGCTTACTCACTTAAAAAATACTTTAAAACTGGTAAGTACGAGCTGAAAAAAGAAACTCTTGAGGAGATTGATAGCCTTGTATTGACTGAGTATGACCGCTTGGAAGAAGAAAAAGCAAATAAACAAGCCATCCATGAACAAGCTGAGGAGTACGCTTTACCGGCTGAAAGCTATATCAGACACCTAGAGGCTGGTAAGAGCCTAGTTGAGATCCTTAAAATGATGAAAGCTGATAGAGATGCCGAGGTTTTACGAAAAGAGCAGCGTGAGGCGGCTGAAAAAGCAAAAGTTGAGCGCCTTGCTGAAATTAACCGCCTTGCTCAAGAAAATGCTGAGGCTGAAATTAAGGCATTTAACGCTGATACAGGCGAGATTATTGAACAGGGTACAATTACACCTCAAGCACAAAATAAGGGCTCAGAGGGGCTAAAAACAGCCTCAAACGAGCCATTAACTGTAACAATGCTCTTAACTTTACACGGTGGACAAGAGCAGCTAGAAAAATTGAAAGAGTATCTTGATGATAACTTCATCAGCTATGGAATTTTAGGAGGCCAATAATGGATTTTAATAAATTGATTGAAAATGTCACAAGATGGGCTGTTGAGAGAGGAATTGACAAAGAAAGCCCTCTCTCTCAAATGCAAAAAATCCTTGAGGAGTACGGGGAATTGAACGGGGCAAAACACTCAAGCAATCACAAAGAGCTTGAGGATGCAATCGGTGATATTATGGTTGCTTTAACCGTGTTTACCGTACAGATGGATTTTAATAAAAAGGATATTATGCTAAACCCTCACAGGAACGGTTACACCAGATATGAGAGAGGTGAGATCTCAACGGAAACATTACTCTTATATGCAACTAAAGAAATTGGTTTAATGTCTAGCAAGTTGCTTGACCTGGTATTCAATCCGGGTATTATCAACACGCTTACACAAGTTCAATTTCATATCCGCAATCTTACGGGTATTCTCTCTAAAATTGCAGTAAATGAGGGGACAATGCTTGATGCTTGTTTTGAAATTGCATGGAATGAAATTAAAGACCGTCAAGGTAAAAAAATCAATGGAAAATGGATGAAAGAGGAGAAATAAATGATTAACAATGTTGTACTTGTCGGACGAATGACAAAAGAGGCTGAGTTACGATATACACCCTCAAATATTGCAGTTGCAACTTTCACGCTAGCGGTAAACCGTGATTTTAAGGGCGAAAATGGAGAGCGTGAGGCTGACTTTATCAATGTTGTATTGTGGAGGCAAGCTGCTGAAAACCTTGCAAATTGGACTAAAAAAGGCTCTTTAGTCGGAGTAACAGGACGGATTCAAACTAGAAATTATGACAATCAGCAAGGACAACGTGTATATGTTACTGAGGTTGTCGCTGACCGGTTCCAGCTTTTAGAAAGCAAGGGAGATAATCAAGGGCAAACTCAACAACAAAATGCAGCACCAAGAAACAACAATCCGTTCGGGATTACAAATCCATTGGATATTTCAGATGATGACTTGCCATTCTAGGAGGAATTGATGCCGGGTAAAAAAATGACAGTTTGGGCGTTATTTGACAGCGGTAATGGTAGCTATACAAAAGGCGTAAACGCCCTGAATAGTTCGGGGGGGGGCGAACATTGAAATACATCCAATCGGTATAGATATTGAAAAAAAGAATAATCACTTTATCAATCTAAACCTTGCTGATTATAACCGGCTTTTTGGAGATAATACGCTTTTTGAAACACTTGACAAGTTACCAAAGCCGGACTTAATTATAGCAAGTCCACCTTGCGAAAGTTGGAGTGTTGCGAGTGCTATGGATAGAGGGAATGCTTGTTGGAAACAAGAGCAAGGGGATGGATTGTTTGAGCCTCAAGTACCTCTTTCAAAATTTACTGTAAGATATGCTAGTGATTTTGAAAATTATCAATATTATCCAGATAAGCAGCTTATGAAACGGATCAATGGAGAGTTATGTGCTTTCAATACAGTTGAAATCATAAAACGATATAAGCCAAAATTTTGGATAATTGAAAATCCTGCTTATGGTAGATTGTGGGAATATATCGAGGTTGTACTAGGCTTTAAGCTGCCTTATGAAAACCATACAAGATATAACAATTATGATTATCCTATAAGCAAACCTACACGCTTTAGTGGGAATATAAACTTAAATTTAAAAAATGAAAAAATACCAAACGAACTAGATTTCAAAAGAGAGTTTTCGGGTTCGTACAATGAAAGGTCAAATATCCCTCAGAAATTAGTGATAGATATATTTACTAAGATTTACAATAAATTTTTGATGGAGGATAAGCATGGTATATCCTAAAAAAGAGTACGCCCTCTATAAAGGCGATAATCTGTTAAAAATAGGAACGGCTGAGGAAATTGCTGAGGAACTAGGAATAAAGAGAGAAACAGTATTGTTTTACAAATCGCCGGCCTATAACAAACGTACCAATCCAGATAAAAGCTTGAGATTGGTTGCATTAGATGAGGAATGATATGGAAAAAATTAGTATTAAAGTACGTGTTAATATGCAATGCCCTTATTGTGGTTTTTGTGGGACTATGAAAGCTTATACAACGCAAAACAAAAAGCCTTGTCCAGTATGTAATGAGTTGATTTTTTTACGGTATGCAACAGGGGTAAGAGGTGAACTAGATGAGCATGGTTACTATTATCATGCAACCGAGCCTTACAATATCGAGGAGATCAATAAAGAATACGCTGAGATGTTTGAGGAACAACCGAAAAAACAGAATTTCACGATAAGACAGAAAGGCCAAGCATGAAGTGGATAGTATTAGTATATATCTATCGTCCCGGTGGTATTGTCAAGTATAAAAAGCATACTTTTGATACCAAGAAACAAGCTGAGGATTTTAGGAACAAGCTAAAAAGTGCCTCAGAGATGTACTCAGTAAGTTATAAAAAGGAGTCAGTAATGGAAGAAATCAGAATACTAGATGCTTGTTGTGGTAGCCGTCTGTTTTGGTTTGATAGAAACGAAAAACATACTACATTCATGGATGTTAGACAAGAAAAATTTGAGATACATAATAAAAAAGTCAACGTTGATCCTGACGTTATCGGTGATTTTCGTGACATGCCTTTTGAAGATAACACATTTAATCTAGTTGTGTTTGACCCGCCGCATCTAAAACAGGCTGGAGCTAATTCGATAATGAAAGCTCAGTATGGTCTACTAGATAAAATTACTTGGTCGGAAGATTTGGCCAAAGGTTTTGAAGAATGCATGAGAGTTCTTAAAGTTGGAGGCACGCTAGTGTTTAAATGGTCTGATTGTCAAATCAACGTCAAAGAAGTGCTTAAAGCTATACCATTCAAGCCATTGTTTGGACAACAACGTGGGACAACTCATTGGATGACTTTTGTAAAATTTGAGGAGCGTGAGTAATGGAAAGACACGAATTGATAAACAAATACGAAAAAAGACTACAAAAAGAAAATCCATCAAGGATAGAACAACTATATTGTGAGATTATCCGTGATTTATTTGACCTAGAACAAACTAAGGTAGAGGTGCCGGAGTTTGTGGCGGAGTGGATTGAGCAATGTAAAGAAAAAGGAAAAAGCTTGCTTAAATCTCTCTTATACACGCCGGAAAAAGTTAATAGCTGGGTGGATAACTCAGAAAATCAAGAAACTTTTGCCCTTGCTTGGATGTTTGGTTACACAATCAAGAAAGAGCCTAGATATTTTGTGGAGATTAAAGCGACAAAACACCGCTTTGCAAAATATGGTAATGGACGTATATATTTCTCTTTGAAATATGAGAGTGCTTTTACAAAAGCTGAGCTAGAAAAAGACGGCTTTGGTTGGGTATTTGATTGTACCGGTATTGAGATTTTGGAGGTGGAAGAATGACACGACCAAACAGATATCCTTATACACGAAGTCAGTGGGAAGAAACAACGTTGACGCACTGCTTAGATAACACTTGTTTTAAATTTAAAGCCAAGCGAAACAAAATTACAGGCGAGGTAACGGAATGAAACCAACTAATAAGACGGAAGAAACGGAATTGGAATACTGTGAGCGTATGCTTAAGGAATTACCAAAATATCCAACTCCATTTTTAAGTCATGCAATGGCTTATGTAAACCTTAGAATTATGCACTTGAAAAAGGAGGTGGAGTGATGTCGTTTTATGGCGGAACTTACAGCGATTATTGCAAGTATTGTGATGATAGATATAGTGGATTTTTCAAACTCAAAGAAAATGAAAATGTTTTTGATGGGTTTGATAGATGGCTGAAAGAACATGGAAAGAAAGTGAAAGAATGATAACTAAAGAGTTTATTGAAACACTAGAGCAGACAAGGCAAGTTAATCTTGAACGTTTTAAAAAATACGGCCCGACTTTTCGAGGGGGCAAAGTCTTTCAAACAGAGGAGGAAAAGAAAGATTGAAAGAGCTAGTTTTAAGAGTGTTGATAGCGTGGAGCTTGATTGTTACATGTTTACTCTTTATCCAGAGAGGCATGATAGAAAACAGAAAAGATCTTATCGTTATTTACAAAGCTGATAATAAAGGCGCTGAGATAAAAGGTAAGGTAAGCAACAAAAAGCGGATTGGTGAGCTCTATACACTCACGATTGATGGCAATACTTATATAGTATCTGAGGAGAAATATAACAAGGCTCAGATAGGAGATGAGGTAGAAATATGACACCGAAATTTAGAGCATGGGATAAAGAAACAAAAACCATGAATGGAATGGCTGAGATTTATAGAAATAGAAATCAAGAAATAGAGTTGCATCCAAGAGATGAAAATATCATCCTTATGCAATCAACAAACCTCAAGGACTTAAAAAGTATCGAGATTTTTGAGGGAGATATACTTGAGATACAAGGGCTTAGAATGGTTGTAAAGTTTGGAAGTTATAACTATATTGAACCATCAAATAGCGGTTGTGGTGCAATGGACTATACGTATGACGGCTTAGGCTTTTATGTTGAACTTATCAATTTTGTTTTCCTAGATGGTATCAGCCCGTTTGAACCAGAAACACTAAAAGAAAGTGTTGTTATCGGTAATAGGTTTGAAAATCCGGAATTTTTAAAAGAGGTATAAGAAGTGTATTTTGATTTTGTTTTTACGAGGTAGAAATATGAAAGCCATAGAGGAAACAGTTGAGGCAAATATATCAAGCCCGTTTGAAATTAAAGAAAAAAAGAGATTTTTTGCAATAAAATCGCCGTCAAAACTTTTCATGGAAAAGAATATTGATGCTTTTAAGGAGGGTAAACATGTATTTTGATTTTGTTTTACCAAGAAATACCAAGCAAAAATCTCTTAACATGGTACTTAACAGTAATGACCGTTTTCATAATAAAGAAAAAGGCAAGATAACAAGGCGTATCCGTAATTTTGCCTACTGGCATACATCAATCAGCAAGGACAAGAAAAGGGCTGCTTTTAGCCCCTCAAATCCTTGTGAGGTTGTGGTTACTGTTTGCAGTCCTACAAGGACAAAGTTAGATCCTCCTAACTTATATCCAACAGTCAAAGCTATTATTGACGGTATGACAGATGCCGGTATTTGGACAGATGATAATTACAAGGTTATCAAAGCTATCACTTTCAGATATGGAGGCTTGAGCAATGAGAAAGGACATTATAAGCTGATTTTTGAAATTGAGGGAGTGAAAAAATGAAAGCTAGAGAAGATTTACAACACTTTGCAAAAGTGCTCAAAGAATGGCGTGAGGCTCAGGATTTAAACGAGCAAGAGGCCGCTGAAATTCTAGGCGTGCATGTTGTAACAGTTAGAAACTGGGAGAGGGCAGAAAACAAACCTAGTTTTATGAAGATCAAAAAGGTTTGTGAGGCTCTAGGTTGCAAAAGTGAGGAGCTGTTTCCTAAAGAGGCAAACACCTTTCTAGAGATTTTAAGGAAAAAGCGTGAGGAGGCCGGCTTATCTCAGCAAGATCTAAGCGAAAAAATAGGCTATCACGTAAACACTATCATTTTATGGGAAAACGGAAAATTTAACCCTAGCAATTTTGCCTTAATAGATGTTTGTGATTTTTTTGACCTCCCTTATGACATTTTGGAAAAAACGAGGTGAGCAATGACAAAAAAGAAAATAGAGCGATTATCTGTTATCCATAGACGAGAGATAAATTGGTTGAAGTGGTACTTTTTAAAAGATAAAGATAGCCGTGGAAAGACAATCCTTGAGCAAAAGATACATGAGAGCTTTTTGCAAAACAACATAGACAAAGCAGCCTTTTTAGTAAACCTAAAAGAAGTAACCGCTGAATTTGTTAAAAACTCAGATGAACGGATGCTAAAAGCTATCAAAGAGGTTTATGTTTATGAAAATCTCAATGTAATAGGCGCTTGTCAGTCTATCCTTTATTTGAGTCCTAGTCCAGCTTATACTCATATCAATAAATGGTTTGATAGGTACTTTTACTCAACGTATAAGTATATCCCTATTAAGAGATAAGTAAAAAATCCTAAGCTTATGTATCTATAATCAGATATATAAGCTTTTTATGAAAGGAGAAAGATGGACAATTTACAGATTGAGTACGTGGACATTAAGACCGTAAAGCCTTATTACAGGAACGCTAGACACAATGACGGCGAGGCAACCGAGAAAGTGGCAGCATCTATTAAAGCTTTTGGTTTTCAACAGCCTATACTAGTTGATGATAACAATATCATTATCACAGGACATACGAGGCTCAAGGCAGCTCTTTCTCTAGGTATAGACACAATACCTATTGCTCATGCTGTAAACCTCACAGATGAGCAGATAAAGGCTTATAGACTAGCTGATAATCGAGTTGCTGAGTTTTCAACGTGGGACTCAGAATTATTAAACATAGAGCTTTCTCAATTTGAAACAATAGACATGGCTCAGTTTGGTTTTGAGTTATCAGTTACAGGGCTCAACTTTGGCAATGATGAGGAGCAACAAGAAGAAACTGAACAAGAGGAAGATGATGAGGATTTTCATAGAGATACAACGATAAACCAGTACAATCTTTTTCATTATGACAATACAAGGGTTGAGGGGTTTTACAATATGCCTACAATCGAGGGCGTGGATCATATCCCTAAAGATTTTCAAGGATTTAACTATGTTTTAAATAAACCAGATTACAGATCATGCGTGCATTTTTTCCTTGACGATTATCAATTTGAAAGAATATGGCAAAGACCAGACTTTTATATTGAAAAGCTGCTTGAGTTTGATAGCGCCTTAACTCCAGATTTTAGCTTATATCTTGATATGCCTATTGCTATGCAAGTATGGAATATTTACAGGTCAAGGTTGATAGGTCAGATAATGCAAGATTACGGCCTTACAGTTATTCCTACTGTATCGTGGGCTAGTGAGGAAAGTTTTGATTTTTGTTTTGACGGCTTGCCTAAAAACTCAACACTAGCAATCAGTACAATAGGCGTAAAGCAAAACAAAGAGCAGTTTGAGATATGGGAAAATGGAGTTACTGAGATGATAAAACGGTTGACTCCTAAAAGAATTGTAGTATATGGCGGAAAAGTGGAATACGATTATAAAGATATAGAGGTTATCTATTTTGAAAATGCAACCACGGAAAGGATGAAAGAAAGTGGCACAAAAACTAACTAAACTAAAAGATATTTTTAAATATGTTTCAAGTATTGATCTAGGTAAAGAGATTTTATTTGAGGATCTTGAGCTTTACAATAAAGAAACAGAAACAAGCAAGCAATATCAATCTATCGAGGAGGCAGAAAATGACCTCTCATTGATGGAAAAAGTAAATAAAATCAATTTCACTCTAGGCGGTGGCCGTGGTGCAAATTCTGGTAAAGGGAAAGACGGTAAGTATCCGGGTTTTAGAGGTGCTGGTGGTTCAAGAGATAGTGGGAGCTCAAAAGCTTTGCATCCGGCATCATTGAATAATCAAGGGCGCTTTTCAAGTGTTGAGGGAACTATCCAGACATTTATTAAAAAGCACGGTGGCTCTAAAACAGAATACAGTACAGCGGTTGACTCTCAAGGTTTTGCTCATAACTACGTACACGGTGGGAAAAACAGCGTACAAATTTTGCCTATCTCTGGTGGATTTACAGCAATCCATAACCATCCAAGTGGTGGAAATTTCTCAAGTACAGATTTACATAGCTTTGCAGCATTAAAAGGCATGAATACTTTAGTTGCAACAAATAGCTCTAAAGCTTATCGAATTACAAAAGGGGCTAACTTTGATGCTAAGGGCTTTGATAAAGCGGTGAGCAAGTCACGATTTACTACAAAAGATTACAATAAAGGAGCTGACCTATGGCTCAAGAAAAACGCTAAAAAATACGGGTACACTTACTCATACGAATAAAAGAAAAGAGGTTTTAAAATGGGCGGTAGAGGAGCAAAAGTCGGAAGTAATAAGGTTGATAGAATTGCGGTAAAAATGGCAGATGGTACTATTCGTCAATATCAGCGTATAGGAAAAGATAGTGTAGCAACATGGGATGATTACGGGCTTCCAAAACACCATGAGGGAGCATCATTTTCAAAAGTTTTGGAAAACGCTAGAAAAAACGGAACAATCGTCAAAGAGTTGAATAAAGCTCAAACACGTAAAATAGATAAGAAAAACCAAAAAGATATCAAGGATTGGCGAGCAGAAGTAGAAAAAAGAAAAAATACATGGGCATTATTGGGGACAGGAACGCTAAACAGGCATGGTAAACAAGTCAAACATAGAGCGCTGACAGGAAAAGAAGATTACCTAATTTCATTTAATGAATGGAAACGACAAAATGGGAGATAAACAATGGGAGGTAGAGGAGCGAGCTCTGGAATGAGCGATAAAGACAAAAAGTACGGTACAGAATATAAAACTATACATGAAGTAGGGAATATCAAGTTTGTAGTTCAAAATGAGCAGGGCTCACAAAAAGCACCAATGGAAACTATGACTAAAGGTAGAGTATATGTGTTTATTGACAAGAACAAAAACGCACCCAAGAGTATTGTTTATTTTGATGCAAAAAATAAGCGTAATAAGCAAATTGACTTAGATCATGTGCACAAAGGCATGAAACCACATACTCATCATGGCTATAATCATGCAGAATATGAGAAAAGTAAAAAGGGTGCATCCAATTTGACACCAAAAGAGCATAAACTTGTTGAAAAAGTCGAAAAAGAGTGGTATAATTACACTAAGAAACGTAGGGAGTAGTATATAGGGATTGCGCCTTGATGGAGGAGATTCCGGTTCGAATCCGGGCTACTACGTTACATCTTAGCCTCTTAACTGGGGCTTTTTTTGTTATCTAAATTAAAAACAGCGTAAAACATCCCCTTTTTTACCATATACAATGAAATCATAAGTATAAAATGCTTGTGATTTTTTGTTTGAAAGGAGGTTTAAAATTGCCTAGAGATGGAACAAAAAACCTAACTCCAATGAATAAGCGAAGTTTGGAGGAACAGAAAGAACTCCAAAGAAAAGGAGGTAAAGCATCCGGTATAGCGAGAAGAAAAAAAGCGGATCTAAAAAAAGCTTTTGAAACACTTTTAGCTTTGGATGTTACTGATAGCAAAATAAAAAAACAGCTTGAGGAGATGGGTATGGCTGGTAACAATGAGGCCTTGCTTGCTTTTGCTACATTTCAACAAGCGGTAAAAGGCAATCAGAAAGCAACTGAAAACATAATCAAGCTGACAAATACCAAAGATAGGTACGATATACAAGAGCAGAAAGAACGTATTAGAGCACTCAAGCACGATAATAGAGAGCGTGAGGAGGCTGAGAAAGGCTCAACTGAAACAATCCAGATAGTGGATGAGTGGGTTGATGAGGTAAGGGGTGCGACAGATGACCTTTAGAGTACAGGAAAATATTAACCCTCATTTTAAATCAGTCTGGGTATCTAGCTTGCCTTATAACGTGCTAAAGGGTGGCCGTAACTCTTTTAAATCCTCAGTTATCGTACTAAAACTAGTGTATATGATGCTGAGATATATCATAGTCGGTGAAACAGCTAACATAGTTATTATCCGTAAGGTTGCAAATACGATACGAGATAGTGTTTTCAATAAGGTTTGGTGGGCTTTGAGCTTGTTTGGTATTGATAGACAGTTTTCAAAGACAGTAAGCCCGTTTAAAATCGTACACAAAAAAACCGGCTCAACATTTTATTTTTACGGTCAAGATGACTTTCAAAAACTCAAGTCAAATGATATAGGTAACATTATAGCGGTATGGTACGAGGAGGCCGCTGAGTTTGCAAGTCAAGAGGATTTTGACCAGTCAAACGTGACTTTCATGCGACAGAAACACCCTAGAGCTAAGTTTGTACAATTCTTTTGGAGTTATAACCCACCCCGCAATCCGTATAGTTGGATTAATGAGTGGTTTGAAAGTATTAAGACAAATAAGAATTATCTTGCTCACTCAAGCACTTACCTAGACGATAAGTTAGGCTTTGTTACTGAGCAAATGCTAGAGGATATAGAACGTATCAAAGAAAATGATTTTGATTATTACAGATACTTATATCTAGGTGAGGCAGTCGGACTAGGTAACAACGTTTATAATATGAGCACCTTTCACCCTATCGAGGCTTTGCCTAGTGATGATAGGCTTATAGGTATATGCTTTGCCCTTGACGGTGGGCATCAACAATCAGCAACAGCATGCTGCTCTTTTGGTATCACGGCAAAAGGGAAAGTGATTTTACTTGATACTTGGTACTACTCACCAGCTGGGCAAGTGAACAAGAAAGCACCTAGTCAGCTCTCTAAAGAAATATACGAATACATGAGCTCAGTTATAGACAAGTACAAAGTGCAAGCCTTACAGTACACAATAGATAGCGCTGAGGGGGCTTTACGTAATCAGATGTTTCTTGATTTTGGATTGAGATGGCATCCAGTCGCTAAGCTTAAAAAAGTGACTATGATTGATAGCTTTCAGTCTTTACTTGCTCAAGGGCGCTTTTACTATCTAAACATTGAGAATAACAAGATATTTATTGAGGAGCATAAGATGTACCGCTGGGACGAGAAAACAATAAAATCAGACAATCCAAGCGTTATAAAAGAAGATGATCATACATGCGACACGGCGCAATACTTTGTACTAGATAATGCAAAATTGCTAGGCTTACGTGTTGGCAATGGATAAGGAGGCAAAAATGAGCCTATTTCAAAAAATTAAAGACCTATTTAATCAAGGGAGATATAACATGCAAACAGCAAACTTAAACAGTATTTTAGAGCATCCGAAAATTGCAGTCACTCAAGCAGAATATGATAGAATTTCACGTAATCTGGCCTATTATCAATCACGATGGGAAGATATTACATACACAAATACAGATGGCGATATTAAAACCCGTAAAATGCAGCACTTACCAATAGCAAGAACGGCATCTAAAAAAATTGCTAGCCTTGTATATAATGAGCAAGCAGTTATTACAGCTAAAGATGAGGCATTACATAAGTTTTTAGATACCATGCTTACAAATGACCGCTTTAACAAAAACTTTGAGCGATACCTTGAAAGCTGTTTAGCACTTGGTGGCCTTGCTATGCGCCCTTATATTGACGGCGATAAAGTCAGAGTAGCATTTATACAAGCGCCGGTATTCTTACCACTAGAGAGCAATACTCAAGACGTTGCGAGCGCTGCAATCCTAACTAAAACCATTAAATCAGAGGGCAAGAAAAATGTTTATTATACTCTTGTCGAATTTCACGAATGGATCACAAAAGACGGGCAAGAAACAGGCAGTACAAAAGACAAGAGCCTATACCGTATCACAAACGAGCTATATAAATCCAATCAAGAGGGAACGCTGGGAGAGCGTGTAAAATTAAATGAGCTAGATAAGTATGCAACACTTGAGCCAGTGACTATTGTTAAAGACCTATCACGCCCGCTATTTACATATCTTAAAACACCCGGCATGAACAACAAAGATATTAACAGTCCTCTAGGCTTGTCTATCTTTGATAATGCTAAGACCACTATTGACTTTATCAATCGGACGTATGATGAGTTTATGTGGGAGGTTAAGATGGGACAGCGCCGGGTATTAGTACCAGAGCAGCTAACTCAACTTAAAGTACAACAGAAAGACGGCTCAATAGAATTTAAACGCCGCTTTGATGTTGAGCAAAATGTTTATATGCAAATTGGGACAGGTAATATGGACAGCGGCGGTATTGCTGACCTTACAAGTCCTATCCGGGCTAGTGATTATATCATGGCTATCTCAGAGGGGCTAAAACTCTTTGAGTTGCAGATTGGCGTATCTAGTGGCATGTTTACTTTTGACGGTCAAGGCGTAAGAACAGCAACAGAAATTGTCAGCGAAAACTCAGACACTTACCAGATGAGAAACAGTATTGTAGCACTTGTCGAACAATCAATCAAAGAGCTTTGTGTTTCTATGTGTGAGCTTGGAAAAGCCGTGGGACTCTATCAAGGCAAGATACCAGAATTAAATGATATTTCTGTAAACCTTGATGATGGAGTATTTACAGATAGACACGCTGAACTTGATTATTGGATGAAGATGGTAGCGGCTGGCTTTGCAACTCAAAAGAGAGGTATTGCTAAAACTCAAAACCTCACAGATGCAGAGGCAGAGAAAGAGCTAGCTGAAATTAACGGGGCTTTACCACCAGAAACAGATGCAGACCTAGCGATCTATCACAGCAAGCAAGAGCAAAAAGAGGATAAAGAGGAGGCAGAAGATGACAAAGGTTAAATTTGGAGTTGCTAGCGTTGACTACTCAGCAAGCATTGAAGATACACCAACATTAAAACTAGGTTTAAGGCTTAGAGGGACTGGTAGATTAGAGGCCTCCTCAGTTATTAAAAAACTAATCAAAGACATTTCAGAGCTTGAGTACGAACTAGAAGAATAAACCGGTCAAATGGTCGGTTTTATTTCAAGAGAGGGTTTTTGAATGGAAAAAAAGAGAAAACAACTCACTATTAACGATCAACAATTCTCTTTGCAAATGCAAGGCGTAACGGATATATACGCTAAAATGCAAATAGATCTCTTTGACAGAATGATAAAGCGCTTGAAAGAGCGTGGCAGCGTGGACTTAATGAGAAACCCGTATATCTGGCAGTTAGAAAAGCTAAACGATATGCACTTACTCAATGAGGCAAATTTGAAGATTATTGCAGAGCGTACTCATATAGCAGAGAGCCTTTTGAGAAAGGTAATTGAAAACGAGGGCTTAAAGGTTTATCAAGATACCAAAGAGCAACTTGAGGAGGATTTAAACCAGCCTAAAAGCGGGCATATTAAGAACGGCGTGACCGATAGCCTAGAGGCTTAT